AAAAGAAGCCGGGCGATGCAATAGGGGGGTATGATGTGAGGTACCCCCCCCCCTCCTGCCTTTATTTAAAATACATTCTTATAAAAATTTTTAATAAGATTATATTAATTAGGCACTTCCCTTTCAACTTTTATAAAAATTCCTAAAACATTCTGCTCTACTATACTATCTATTGCTTGTTCAATTGCTAAGTTGTAGTCCGCCTCCGACTGGTCGTCCGAGGTAACAGCTATCCTCGATAACAATTCAGATGAATGATAACCAGATGAGCGGTCATAAGATAGCCACGCATCAAAGTCGTCGAAAGGAGAATGAGGATTGTCTATTGTTGATAGCATTGAGATCTTCATTCTCTATCCTTTGACGGCGGTCTCTAATGTAGTTACAGACACACCAAGATCCTTAGCCACTTGCTCTAATGTATAACCATCAGCTATCATTTGTCGAGCCCTAATGGTCTTGATTGGTGTCATCTTCAACGGTGTCTTGGGGGTAGCATGCTCACGAACATTCTTCATATTAGCGTGTTGTAAGATGTCATTCAACATCGAATGGCTAATGGCACCATGCTGTACTGCTTCCCATTCATGATCAGTAAACTCAATGTCCAGCTTACTTGCACCGGTACGAATGCGGGCTTGAACAAGAGACTGATAACTCAGCTTCTTTTCAGTTGCTTCATCCATGTTTGGATTAGCTTCTTTACGCATCTTCATATTGGCACTAGCAATTAGCTGGGCTTGTCTTTCGAGTGGGGCATTTCTTTCTACAAGATCAAGCTTATCCTTAAGGCTTTTTACCTGGGGGGCATAAACTTTTCTTGCGGAAGAAGACATCTTAGGATTGGGAGTTCTTTCAGATGTAAGGCGGGCTTTGTTAGCCAATGCCTTTAGCTTATTAGAATGGCCAGCATAAATTCTTTCCATTGGGGTACCAATGGGGGTTGACATAAGCTCACGGGCATCTGATGTTACTGCCAACTTGTCGAACCTTACGATAACGGGTTTGCCTGAAGCACGGCGTCTATTCGTAGGCTCAAACTTAAGCTCACCTGTTTCAAGATCAATCGGCCCACCTTTACCACGAGTACGTGGTTTTCTTTCAGGCAGGTAGGTTGGGGATGTCGCTCTTGAAACAATGGTAGATGCGCCACCACTTTGATACTTCTTCTTGAGATTTTTAATTCCATTGTCGATGTATGATTGTTTGTGATTCAGATTATGTTTCTCTGCATCAATAACAACCATAGAATGTCTAATGGCTTGGGCCAATTCAGCATGAGATGCGTCACGAAGTGACATGTCTGTAATAAGATTAGAAACCGAACCCATTTCTTTTTGCTTACCAAGTTTAGTCATGGGCTTCATACCAGGATACCCTGGATAAGCTTCACGAGGATCGAAATCCTTTAGTCCATCAAGAGCCTTAGAGTGCTTAACTCTTTGCGCATTGTTAGGGATAACTAGAACAGTGTCCCCATCAAAGTCTGCGCCAGACAAGTGCTTAGCTACCTCATGATGAATACCAACAGCATCTCTTGATTGCCCAAGAAGACGCTTTCCTTCTGGGTTGTTATTGTTTACAACCAATTCAGGAATCTCGAACACTCCACCGTGGGGGTGACGAATCAACACAACCTTTTCACCATGTTTATACTGGGGGGCATAAATTTCAGTTGCCTTAATTTTAGACAACGGAAGAATAACATGTTGTGAAGTTCTAGGAAGTGCCGAGGCTTGAAGATCAACAGCATCAGAATCAACAGCAGATGCAAAATCATCAAGCAACTTCTTCTTAACTGTGGCATTCGTAAGTCTATTGATATTATCAAACTCTTGTTGAGAACGCTCATATGTCATGTTCAATTGAGACTTAGCAAGAATTGGTTTCTGCTTAGACAACATTTGAGATGACATATCTTTAGACCATGTGGTCCATATACCTTCTTCATTGACAATATTCATAGCAGATGTGACACGCTCCTTTGGTGTGCCAGGATCTGCTAGAATTTGACGCTTAACAGACTTCAGAAGAACGTGTGGACCACCCTCAGAGTAAGTCTCTTCATCACTATTCTTCTTCATCGCACTTAATTTATCGCCCTTATCAGACTTCGCTGTGTGAAATTGAACATCCACTCCTGGTGGGAGATCATCTTTATACATAGCCATGCCCTTGAGGTAATGATCTTTACCCACAGCGACACGAACTTGTGCATATTTCGATCCACCAATAGAAACATCTTCAACGCCAGGACGAACGTAAATCATTCCATCTTTTTCAGAGCCACCGTGTTCTTTGTATATAACTTCTACACGCTTTGGGTTAATAGCTATGGGCTCTCTAATATGGCCAAAGGTTTCGCCGCCATCATCAGAAAAGCTTTTAACCTGCTGAATCTTATCCATGTTATTATAAACATAGGAGCGTGTTGTTCCTGGTGGGGCAAGAACTTTCATGTTTGTAGTATGTGCCCCAGTTACTTGAGGGCCCGGAACATGATGGACTTCATATCCTTCTTGCTTCAACATTGCCACAGCAGTATCTAGTCTTGTGCTACTTACTCCTAGATAATTCTCATTGCCTCGACCAATGTCGACGAGACCAACTTCATCAACCCTATCTCTAAGTTGATTGGCTGTGTTGGTGAGTTTGCTAACTCTTTCTGCAGCACCAGGAGCAAGATAAGATCTTACGACGGATTCCGCCTCACCAGTTCTTTTAGCAATGGCGGTAGTAGAATACCCTTTATCCTTAAGCCGTGTGAACAAAGCAATTTTAGCCGCTTTTTGTTGATTAGATGCAATTGACACAGAAGCACGAAGTTCATTGATAGACAGAGTCTCAGTGGGACCCATGGCGAATCCTTGCGCAATTTGGGATTCGGTAAGGCCTTGCCTCTTCAAGTCTGCTACATAATCAAGAAAATGCTTACTTCTTGCTGTTTCATTGTGTCCGCCAGATCCCCAAGGATAACGCCCAGATCTACGAAGAACACCATAATGTGCTAGATACTCTCCTTCTTCAACTATCACAGACGTCACCTCCTTTAATAGTCAGAAGCTCTGATGTTTTCGATTTGTTGATCGAGCAAAATGATTTTATCCATAATCTCAACAATTCTTTCAGAGAATGGTTCATATACTCTAATCTCTTCTCTTTGATAAATACGAAGTTCTATATCAATAGAGTAGGGGTCGACAGCATATTCCAAACAAAATAACGCAGCATAGATTTCTAGCTGATGCTCTGACACAGCAGAAATACCAGTTTTTAAATCATGAATGCGAAGCTTGGCACGTCTAAAGGATAGTGTATCAGCAGTGCCAAAACAATTTGGAGAAAAGAATAATGGTTGCTCACAAACCATCTTATATCCAATTGCATCATTAACATAGGTTGATAAAGACTTGTTCGACTTTGATAGCTTTACTCCGAGTCGAATTGCTTCATGAGCCAGCTTGTGTAAATCAGTACCTCTTTGGGCAGCACTAACCGAAGCATAACGAGCTTCCAGTTTTTGATCAGTATAATTCAACCAATGATAATTACTAGGACTAAGAAAGGCGTGCTTCCCTTGGAGTTCTGAATGAATGTTGAAGTTCACTTAGTACTTCCTCCTCATTTTCTGGGCATATAAATGAGGCAAACGATATGTCGTTAAATTTATCAACATAATAGACTTGATTTGGTTGAACAACAGCGTTTGCTGATGGTTTAACTTCTAGCATTGCCCATCGATCTCGAAACAAAATTAAAATATCAGGAATGCCTTGAAGGTCCCGGGGGTTATTTTTTAAGATAACACAACCCGGGAACATCCCTTCAAGTTTATTGATTAAATCCTTTTGATATTTACTTTCTCTCATCATAAGCCTTTCTCAATAAGGCCTGTGGGGTGATTTAAAAGTAAAATAGTAGGGGAATAGGCTTTTTCAACCTCCCCTTCTAATATAATCGATGTATTTACTACGGGTTTGTATATGAAAAGCTTTCTCCAGTTGGGAAGACTTGTGATCCATTTAGGAGAGACATTCTTATGTCTTCGCATAACAAACCTCTGTTCATTGCCGCAATAAATATTGTGGGGTACTCAATAACATTAATGATATCAAATATGGGTCCATTGTAATACCAACTAGGAACCTCCTCTTCGTCAATTGGAAACTGCCGATAGTAATGCCAAGCGAATCCTCTTGGTCTCCACATAATGTTTTCGGCGTGGAGATTTTCTTGATTCCCATCCAATAGAATCGGAGTGTCAAATACGTCTGATTCTCCAGGAACGAAAGCTTTAGCAACCAAGACCTTCACAGAACGACGACATTGAATTCTTCCATGATCAGTATCACACATCAACCCAACAGTTAAATCCCCGTGCATAGTTGGCGACAAACTCATTTCTCTACCAGTTTTGATATTAATCACGTATCCTTCGACACCAATATAGTAATTTGGGAAGCCTGGAATCGGTTTCTCAGTCTCTGCGTATATGCGTGTCATGGTTTGTACCTTTCGTGATAGTTTTTTAGATCTCCGGCGAAAAGGCGAAAATTTTCATACAAAAACTTTTTAGATTTTTCAGTTTGTATATAACTTGTAAAAACATAATACAATAATATATACATTCTTTATTTTTCTAATAAGTTAATAGTATAATAAATGCCTATATGCCGAGAAGTGTTATAACAGCAGGTCAGAGGGTATGCGATTATCCGGC